TTTTATACCCGCTCGTTCTAGTTGATTAAACACCAATGCCGCCTTATTGTAAAACGGGTTTTGGTTTAAACCACTAAAATTAACGTAGTTTTGTTCACATACCTCATAGTGTTTTACGATCGGTACAATTGTGTTTAGATTTTGTATCTCCGGATACCTATTGTATAACTGCGTGTGAGCTTGTGTTAATTGAGGTATATACGTATGGGGGGAGGGTGATGGTTGGTAACAGTGCTTTATAGGGAAATAATGTAAAAATTCTTTTCTATCTCTTACAAATATTTTTCCTATACTGTTTAATACTTTTTCTACTTCCTCTAACTCAAAATTTATTGTTTCGCTATGGTTAATAGGAATAATGTATCCTTTGTCATCTCTTTCAAATCGAAAATATAAAGCACATACACTGTTTTCAATTGGGTGTAAATTATGGGAACAAGGAATCACATCAACATAAGCAGACTCGTACTTAATGCGACAAATTGTTTCTATATGATTAATATCTTCTATAAGCCAATACATGCTTTAAAGATACAAACTATATTTTAGGATCCCAAGTAATATTTTAAGAAATCGCCTTTAAAGTATTGAGAAAAACCATACCATGTTTGAGTTTTTTCTAATAAATAAACAGATGATTGGTTTGATGCGTATACTGTATTTTTATTACCTTGGATTTGCCATAACACAGAAGCCGGAGTATATAAGTCCCAAGCAATTTGTTGGTCTTTGGTAGATAATTGGGTATATGTGTCTAAGTTAATCTCCATATATTTTAACTCATTGTTTCGTTTACAAAAATATCTTGTAAATTGACCATTTTGTTGTTCCTGAGTATTGGGGAGGTTTGGGTTAAATTGGGGTAGGTTTCTAGTAGGTAAAGAAGGTGATGGTTGGGTAGTTGAGGGTAATATTTGAGTTGGTTGATTTTGTAGGAATGTCTTTGGGGTAGTAAAATTTATGTTGGTTAGAGGTTCTAAAAGAATTGATTGGGGTTCTGTTGGGTTTTTTCCAGTATATAGTAAACCTGTTGAAACTTTATAGTAATATCCTTTATATTCTTCTTTTGTAGTTGAAAGAATATATTCTCCACCATTGGTGAATAAATTAGGTTTTATTTGAGATTTTGGGTAATACATTTTTTATAAAAAATAAGCTTTATAATTTGCTAACATTATTATAAGTGGGACATCATATGTTATATTTTTTTTATATAAATTATTCCATCCAAACACATTAGCTCCAGAATTTCGTTGAATAGCTTTTCTAGATGGGACTGCTGCATTTCTTTCTGCAGGTTTTCCTTGGGATTGGGCAAGAAAATCAGGTCTTCCTTGGATAAAATTTCTAGCACTTCCTTGAAGAACAAGATTTGTTAATGCTTGATATGTAGCTTTTATTTGGGCTTTTGCATCATCAACATTTCCTCCTTTAGTATATCTATAAGCGGCTATGGCTGTTGTTTCATCTTTTATATTTTTATAAACTTGGGCAATTGAACCATCACCTTTAGCTTTATCAAATGCTACAGCATATTGACCTCTTTGAGTAACTACTCCTTTAAGAGTTGATTTATATACCCCAGATCCTACTCTATTATATATAGATTGAGCAACATCTGCTCGACCTTGAGGAGTTCCAGATTCTAAAGATGTAACTACTAATAAAGACCAAAAATCAGCATCATTTCCTCCAACAATAGGTCCACCAACTTCAGAAATTTCATTAGCAGTTGTAATAGCTTTAGCAATAGCTTTTATATTAATATCTAATACATCTATTTTACTAGTTTTAGGCATTACAATTGTTTCTAATGTTGTTTCCCAATCATTATTTTGTAATCTATGGTTTACTCCAGTAATAATAAAGTTTAAAGTTTTTCCATATCTTATAGGTAAGAAAGAGGAATCTATGTTTAATTTATTATATATTTTAATACCCGAGATACCATCCATTGTAATACTTAATTTAAATGGAATAAAACCAATAGTTCCGGCTTGTTGGGTTTTTTGTCCTTCTTTAGCAAAAATGTATTTATAAAATTCAGATACAATAGATAGATTTTTTTCGATTATATCATCGTTTAAATCTCCTAAATCACCAGATAGGAAGGAATCTCTAAAAGAACTAAATCCATAACATTGAGATGTTTTGGTTAAAAATTCACTTACATAATTAGTAGCAGCTTCATCACTACTATTATTACTTCCTGATGTAGATTGGGATGAGGGGTTTGATGGGATTAATTCTTTTTTGAATCTATCAACTATACCTCTATTCCATACGGAGAATGCTGTAGCTTCTGTTCCTTTAACGTATCCATTAGCTGTTGCTCCTACAGTAACCATAGTAGCATAATCTGGGGATATGGTGGTTTTTAGGTTAATATCTCTAATGAAGTTGGATTCATATTTAGTAAATTCTGTTGAAGATGGGTCGCGATTAGTTCCCTTATACCCATATAACATTAGTAGATATGAATCATCTTCAGGGCAACTCACACCAGGTATAGGAGTGGAATCAATTATAGTTAATGTATTAGTATCTTTATCAATAACTGGTTCAAGGTTATTTATTCCGCCCAATGCTTTGTTTAATCCTGTACATATGGAAGAAATAAATCCATATATGTTAACATCTCCTCTATCATTTTGGTTAGCTGAGAGAGATTTAAGAATAAATTCAAAATTTAAATATATATTTAAAGGATATGCTAAATTATAATTAGTAGATCCATTTCGTGCACTATCATCTATAGCTCTAAATAGTTCTATTTCATTCATTACTGTAGAAATATTACCATCCCATTTTAAAAAATTATCATTTCTAACTAAACATACTCTTGGATCTAATGATATTTGGTTTGGGATTGAATACATTTTATTAGTCCATTGTCCTAAATCAATATCAAAAATAGGAGCATCTCCATCATCTGCTTTTATTAATGGAATTATTCGTTCACGAATAAATTCTAATAAATAATGGAATTTTAAATAATAATGGCTTTTTTCAGTTTCTAATTGGAATGCAGTATTAAATGGGGCATCATCTATTGGATTAGAAACAGTATTAACTACTCTAGAAATAACAGTCCATTCATAATCTCCTCTAGTAGAAAGAATATAATGTCTTTTACCAGATTGTTGGATTTCTGCATCATATGATTGATGTTCAAATGTTCTCCATAATTTGTTAAGTCGTTGATCAGCTTGTTTATCTGGGTATTCGCCGGTGAAGGTTTCATCAAATTCTGTATATATCATTTTCCCATTTATTATTTCTTTTGGGTATTTAAAATGATATGTTTTAGTATAGGTGGTTAATTCTTCATCTCCGTTTTTTAAAAAGTGTCCTACAGTAACGGGGGTTGTATCAAAGGTATTTACAATGGTAATTTTTCTTTGGTTGGGACCAAATCGCTTAAATAACCATAACATTGAATGGATAATACTTGCATCTTTATTTACTTCTATTGGATCCTCAGTAATATCTTCGGGATTGGCTGGAGCATAATTATTGATGTAATTGATTAAGCTTTTATCAATAGATATATTAGATTTTAAAGATTCAATAACATCACCCAAACTGATTAAAGTTAAATCAATATCATATGAACCATCATTATTGAATGTCCAATTAAAATTAGATATTACTGCTAACATCCCATCATAATTCCCATTATATTTTCTTTTATATGATTTAATTAATGGGTTATTTGATCCACCTATAAAATCTAAATAAGATCTATTTCCTTCAAGTTCAAAAAATTTATCTTCAATAATAGTATTACGAACAACTTGTTTATCTCCCCCATCGGTAGTATATAAAGTATTTCCCCATTCAAGTAGAACAGTATATCCTAAACGCATATATAATGTATCTAAAATATCAAGTTGTTGTCTATTTTGGGCTTTAATTTTAACAAATGCTTTTTCTAATGAACCACGGTTTAAGGCTTTAACCTCCATATTAATAATACCTGGCATGGGGTTATATCCTGAGTCGGATCCATGTGTTTCATTACCAGCATTGCGGTATCTACTGTAGATATATGAACTATCTTCATTATCTCGAACTATAGCACCTCCGGCATCAACAGATTCAAAATTAGAGGGTCTAAAACCTTGTCTTTGTGTTAATACCCCATTATCATATTCTGAGGTTCCGTTAAATAGAACGTATTTTTGGGCTAATCCTCTTCCTAAAAGATTAGCTCTTTCTGGAGTTGTGAATCCTAGTTCTTTTAATCTCTCTTCATCACTAATAGAAACCCCAGAAGCTAATTTAATCCAAGATGTATTAGAATTAATAATATTAAGTTGATCTTCAGTTCTTATATTTTCTTTAATTCTAACTCCACTTCCATGAAGTTTTTGTCTAGCTTCAATTTGTTTAGCTACATACCCATCTAAAGGTTGTCCTATTATATTTCCCATAACTATATTGTACCATTTAATGCACTATATTGTGATAATATAGTTGATATTCGTTGAGGTGACGGTATTCTAATTTGTGCTCCTATAGATGGATAAATTGAGTCTGAACTTTGTCCTGGGTTTGCTCTATTAATAATCCACCAAAGGGAAGAATCACCATAATAATTCAAAGCTAAAATATCAAATCTATCACCTTTCGTAGTATACACATAAATATCTGATTCTCCACGAGGGATTGAAGGATATTTCACAACAGTATATCTTCTATTAGTATCTGTTGTGGTTGTAACTACTGGGATGTTATTATATCTTGCCATTATTATGCTAAATCATTAGTTGATTGGAGGGATTGTATTGGAGTATTAGTTGGGGTAAGAGTTTGTTGATTAGCATATTGACCGGATTTATCATAATCAGAAACTGTAGGGCGTAATTGATCAATATATTTTTGTCTTCCTGGTTCTAATAATCTTGTACTATCAGTACCTAATGTATCATTTTTAAATGATTGTTTTTCTGGTCTAAATTTATGAATTGGGGTAAAGTTAAGAGAAACTCTCATAATATGAGGAAGTTGTCTAACATCCTCAACATTTGCTGGGGTTCCATTTTCATCTATAGCAATTTCCCAAGGTGATTCCTCAGGTATAGTATAATCTAATGATGTAATTATACCTGGTTGGTCGTTTATGTATCCTCCTAATGTTATGTATGCTATATTTCCAGCCATATATCCTGATGTTACTGTATCAAGATACTCAGGAGAAAGTGAGGAGGCAAGGAAATTTAATTTATCATACATTGCTGTAATCTCTTGTTTTGATTGAGCAGCAACAGTAAAATTCATTGATATTTTTCTATCAAATCCTTTATATTTATAAAATTTTTCAGCACGACCCATATAATTAATAGCATTCCAATCAGCATTATATGAATCAGATATCCCATCAATAAATGCTCTAAAATGCATGTATTTTTTATATGGTCCTCCTACTTGAAGTTCATTATTTAAAATAGCAATACTAAAGGGGATTAGGTCGTTTAAATTTGGATCTTTACCATATTTTGAACCTTCATCAACAGCATTTTTATAAATGTATGAAGCATTTACTTTATCTAAAGGGGTTGATACTCCATTATATACACTTCCTTTTGAATAATTTGATCTATCTCTTAATCGGCTTCCCGGATTACTTAAACCTAAATTATCTTCAATATTTTTCTTTACATAATCAGGAGATTTACTTAAAAAAGAATTTTGATATGCCTGTTCAGGGGTTAATATTTTTCTAAAGTCTTCTGTAATAAGACTATCAGGGTTGGATTGAGTTTTTAGGGGGTCATTAAATTCTTTAGAACCCCAAGTTTTAAAACGTGAATTTGAATCGGTAGTTGATGATGGTGAATTATCTAATACTTTTAAAATATTTCCATCATTATTTGTAGCAAATCTAATATTAGTAAAACCAACTCCTGCTATTGAATCTGGTCCACCTGAATATTGGATTAGGGTGGATACATTTGGGTTAAGATTATATTTAGTAACTCCATCAAAAGATGGTCTATTAATTTGTGATTGAAGGGCTACTAATCTATCTAAATAAACATTATCAATTGATAAATTTTCAATGATAACATCTTGATATTTTTTAATTGATGTTGAAGGAAATAATCCACCTTGTTTATTTACGTGGGTACCTAAAAATCCAACACCAGCTTCAGCTAATGTAGATAAAGGAGTATAATATCCTTCATTTACAGCACTTCCTAAATAAGCAGATCCATTTGTTGCCTCTGTTTTTACTCCTGTTTTAGATAAAATATTTTGTTTAGCAATAAAAAGAGCCCCATTAGGGTTTTTAGTATCTGTAAAATATTTAGTTAAACGAGTAACATCCTCAGCAGCCGCCAAGGGTGCTGAGATTCCACCTCTTAAAATAAAATCAGTATAATATGCAGGATTTTGAGAATCCTGGTTATTTATATCTTTTTGAATGTAGGGTTGATTGCTTCCATTATCAAATTTAAGTGATTTTAGTTGGGTATCCCCATTCTTTAATTTGATTAAAAGACCCATTTAATTTATTTATTGAGGTAAATTATTTAAGTATGGTAATGCTTGTCCACCTGGTGTTGAAGATGGGATAGCTCCGTTAGTATCCAATAATGAAGGTTGAGGAATTTGATTTCCTACACCATCTAAATAAGCATTATATTGGTTTGTTACCAATGTAGCTTGTGTTCCATCCAATGAGTAACCAGGTGCATTTCCATCAGCATGTAATTTTGATTGCTGTGTTGCAAGTGGGTTAACTGGTGGAGTTGTTCCGTTATAAGCTGTCAAAGTAGAACCTTGAGTTGTTAGCATGTTGTATAGTCCCATAATGTTTTATTTTATTATAAATATTGTGTTATTGAATTTGGTAACCATTATTTTGTTTTTCACTACCTAATAAGTTAGGATTTCTTTTTTCTCCATATTCAGCCATAGAGGTAGCTAATACTTTATCATTTATCATAGCATTAACTATTATCGGGGAATTTCTATCTCCCATTCCACCACCTCTTTTAATCATATTATAGAATTCGGCTTGTTCTCTTTTAGTTAAGACCATTTCACCGGAATTAACATTAATTCCAACATTGTCTCCAGTTAATGAGTTACCTCCAACAATACCACCTTGGTTAAAATTGTTTTTTGTTGGTTGTACTGCTTCACTTTTTGCTGAGCTAAATGCTCCCATGGCTGCTACTATTCCTGCAATGACAGCAGCAACTCCTATTCCTAATGTTATAGCAGAAGCGTATGATATTGCCGCGGCGGCAGTTGCTGAGGTAGTTACTAATAATGAGGCCATACTAGTTAATAATTTACTAATGCTGATTGCTCCAATGGCTAGTCCTATGGCTTTAATTCCAAATAAAAGAGCTTGACCATCAATTCTTAAATTACCAATCCAATCAGCTAAACCTTTAGCAGGTCCTGCTAATATATCTCCTAATAGATCTTTTAGTTTTTGGATATTTTCATTAAATAATACTTGATCACTAACAGCTTTAAGAGCAGCTTCTGCACTTTTACCATTAGCTACATCTCGTTGTAATTGGTTAGCTAAGTCAACTTCCCCTTCATCTTTTAATTGTTGGATTCGTTCTGCAATTTGTTGTTGACCTACACTTCCTAATTTATTTAATCTTTCTTGATACAATAATGACTCAGAAAGTTCATCAGCACTCATACCTAAAGCCTTTGCTAAAGCCTCTTGTTGAATTACATTCATTGAAGCGAATCCTGCTGATCCACCCATATTTTCAGCGATTAAAGCGGTTGCTTCTGCTGATTTACCATTTAGGGCAAGTAAACGTGCTTGTTCTAGGTTAAGATCTCTACCAATTAATAATTCTGCTGCTAATTCATTTTCAATTGATTCTTCAAAATTAAGTAATTGTTCAGATATTTGCTTTGTTTTTTCTAACGAAAATCCTAATTTATTAGCTTGAACTACAGCAGCTGTTAATTGTTGGGCGCTATTAGCGTATTGTAGACGTAATTGACCAGAAATTTTAGATACATCTTGTAATATTTTTTTATTATCTAATTGAATTCCGGTTTGGTTTCTATATGCTTTTGTTTGTTTAATAACTTCTTTAGTAATAGCATCAGCAGTTATATTATTATCGAATGCTAATTGTTGTAAACGTCCCGCCTCTTCAGCAGATAACCCAATTTGTTTAGTCAACATTATTTGGTTTTCTACTTGTTGTTGAGTTGGGATTGTTGATGCTCCTAATGCTTCTCCTAATTGATTAGCTGCTTCTACTTGACTAGTTGTATTAACTAATTGTCTTTTTTGGTAATCTAAAGTAAGTGCAGTAGATTTAGTAATTTCAGCAAAATTAGTTCTTAAAGCCATTGCACCATCTGATGATAATGCGAATGATTTTTGTAGGGAAGTGGTTTGTTCACTTACTTTAAATCCTAAATTTAATAAAAATTGAAAAGCTTTTACTATTAAACCTATAGAAACTAGTGGGTCTGCTAAAGACGACATTAAACTTTTACCTACACTAGCTAAACCTGCACCCATTGATTGAAATGCATTCCCTCCAGCTTTAGCTTTTTCTCTTGCTAAATCTAATGCTTCATTAGTTTTAAGTAATGGTCCTACTATTGGAATTTTGCTCATCCCAGTTAAAAGTACACCAGTTACACCTAATTTTTTATTAAGTTCATTTTCTTCTTTGATTCTATCTTCAAGAAGTTTATTTGTTCGTTTAAATATTTTAAATTGATCTTCATAACCATTTAAAATTGCTGCTTCTCTTTCATTTTGAGCTCCTCTCTTTTTAATCTCTTCAGCAGCTAATTTAGCTTGATCATGAAGTATCTTAAGTTTGGATTGTTCTTGTTTTAATTGATCTTTATTTAAATCAGTATAACCTTTTTGGTCATTTTTTAGTTTAGAAGCTATAGATTCTAATCCTCTGAATGCTTTGGTAGTGTCTCTAACGTATTTACCTTCTTTTTCTAATTCTTCATTAATTCCTATGATTTCCTTAAGTAAACCGGCAAATCCTTGTAGTTGATCTTCAACTTCATCATTAATATTTCCAAGAAGAGTTTTATATGTGTTAAGAGCAGCATTATTATCATTAAGAGCTTTTAATTGCTCTCTATATGCTTTTGCCGAATCTTTATCCAGTTTAGCAATCTTTTCTTTGATTTTTAATATTACGTCGTCCTTCTCAGCCATTGAGGTATTTTATTATAAATATTAAGGGATAATATTTTTAGCTATACTTAATAGGTTTTTTAGTATTTGCTGCCTTTTGAAGTAATTCAGGTGTTTTTATAGTACCATCTGAATTAATTACGGTTTGTTTCCCACCACCTGAAGTTTGTTTCCCATCGGCAGCATCTTTTTCTTCTTCGTAGTATTTTTTAATTTCATTAAAAGTATATTTACGAAGCCAGATTGGCATATCGTAAATCGTATGCCAATCATATCCACCTTTACCGTGGAAAACTATTTCATGAATTTGTTTAAATAGATTTGCTCTTGCTATAGGAGCAACATCATAGGTCAGGCCAAAAAAACTTAAGCCCAATTGGGAGAGAGACTCTACCCTCACTTCCGTTGGGAAAAAAAGTTAGATCAACATCGGGTTGAATCTCGCGAACATATTCTCTTAATGCTCGTGAATCTTGTGCTAAGAGGTAATTGTCAACAAACTCCCTGATATCTTTTTTATCTCGTTTTCCTTCCACTGAGGTGATCATGTATTTCAATCTAGTAGATAATTCAGGGGATGAGTCTTTATTAATTTTCTTTAAGCCTTCTAGTTCACGAGTGATATCTTGTTCATCTTTGTGGGTTAAAAGTTTAAATGTAATATCATTTTTTGATTTAGGTAATGTAAATGAAAATTCATTTGTACGACTTGTAAATAATTCTTTTTTAATTTCTTTATTTTCAAGAACCGATAAATCAACCATTTGTTCTTCACCAGCATAATCAAAAACATATTCAGCACCATATCCTAAAATACGAGCCGCGATCATGATTGCGTTTTTATCACCAATTAATAGATCATCATAATTGATTTTTGATACAATTAATGATTTCATTAATTTGTCTAGTACTGTACCGTTTTTGATATATGATTGGTTTGTTAATATGTCCTCTTCTCTAGCGGTCATATATTTCATTTCAAGAGTACCTTTTGCTAATTCAGAATCTTCGGGATAAAGCAAACCTTTTGAGGGTAATTCAATGGTTTCAGTAGGTAATTTAAATTCGCTCATAATTTTTATTTGTTATAACTTAATTGTCCTATATACATATATTAAAGAGAAGTAATATTATCAGGATTTACATTATATGATAATACTCCTTTAATCTTTAATATTTCTTTGCGTATTTCTTCCATTTTTTCACGTGAAAAACCACCTTTTGTAATCCAAGGATGTCCATCAACTTTAATGGTTAAAATAGTTTGGAATTTTTCTGTGTTTTGTTCACTATATTCAAGTGGTTCTTTTGCTGAGGCAACTGTAATACCAGGGAGTGAACGAATATCTGAGAATATTTCTTTTTGGGGTCTTAATTTAATGTTAGTAATAATCATACCAACCATTTTATATTTGTCTTGGTATTCTTCATTAAGCTTTTTGCTTAATTCTTCTCTTACTAAAGTACGTAAATTGTTTAGTTTCATACTATTATAAATATTATATTATCTAATAAGATTAACATTTCCTGTAACTGAATATTTACGTCCATTGGTTTTATCACCAAATTGAATATCATAGGCATATGATCCCGGTTGACATAATGCGTTATTATATGTTCCATCCCAATAAGATAAGACATCATTTGTTTCAAATATAACTTCACCCCATCTATTATAAATCAATGCTTTAAAGTCATATGGGTCAAACCCACTTGTAAATACAAATCTTAAAACATTATTATGCTCATCCCCATCCGGGGTAAAAGAATTAGCTATGTAAAATAACAATTCAGGACATTGAATAACTGATACTAATGCTGTTTGTGGACTAGATACACAACCATTCGCCCAATGTACTACAGATACCTGATGAGTTCCTACTGAGTCCCAAACGAGTGTTTGTGTTAATGAATTTTGGATATATTGTTGATTACTCCAAGTCCATTCATTATATCCTGCAGGATTACCAATAGCATTCCAAGTAATACTAGCCGAATCTAATTCACATAATTCAAAATAAGTATTGTGTGGTGTTATAGAATCTAGGGTCGGGGTTGGATAAACAGTAATAACTGTTGTTGTATCAAATAAACATCCACTTAAAGTATATTCATATAAAATAGTATCAACTCCAACAGCATTACCTGGAGTGAAATCATTTCCAATAATTCCAGGGCCCGAAAATACACCACCAATAGGAGTTGCTTGTAATGTAACAAATTCATCATATTCACAAAACGGACCTACAGGATCAATTGTTGGTTCAATATTTAAATATGTTAAATCGAGGGATACAGGCATACCAACACACCCATTTGCTTGAGGGGTAACCATTACTGCTCCAGGTATAAATCCAGGAGATATAGCACTCCAATCTACTGTAATACTATCTGTTCCTTGACCTGAAGTGATGTTTCCTACTGCGCTCCAAAGGTAAGTAACCCCAGGTTGCTCAACTATAGAATAAATTTCATTATTTGATGGAAAACATATTGTATCAGAAGCAATAATAGGACTTACTACAGGATATGCAGGACCAGGCATTACAAATACTGTGTCAGGTCCTAATCCAGCAATACCATTACAAGCATTCCACCCGGCATTACAAGTTGGATAAACAAATTTACAAGTATATTGAGCACCACCAGCAGGAGGAGTAACATTGAGTGTAAGACCAGTTCCAATTGGGTTTGGATTTCCTATTCGATACCAAGTTAAAACTGGGTTAACTGTGGGTCCATTTGGAGTCCATCTCCAAGCATCATTATTTGCTGTCCAAGCCGTTGAATTTCTTCCAGGTACTGGGATTCCAATAGTGCCAGCTGCGTTATGAATACCTTCTACTGCAGTACCACCTTGCCATGTTTGGCAGTCTGGTTTATCTTGGATGTAGTTTTCAATATAATTGGTTGATTCATGAATTACTATATGGAATGTACCTTGATTAAAGGTACAACTATACATTGGTACTCCAATCCAACTTACAATGAGTTTTCTACATGGAGCAGTACCAACAGTTTGATATTTAATTTGCCCACCAATACCAGGATGCCAATCTTGCCATGGTCCCATGATACAATTTTTAGGGACTAGAGCATTACCCGTTGGTATAGTTTGAGAAGTAAAAGTAGTTGGTTGTCCTCCAGAGAATGAAATCCATCCATTTGAACCTATATAAAATTGAGTATATGTTTGTCCAAAGAAACAAAATGTAAATCCTATATTAAATGGTCCTTGTTGAGAATCATCTGTCATAAAGATATTAGTTCCATTATTGACTTGAGCAACATAAGGAATGCTAGTTACAGCATAGTCTGTTGTTTGTTTTGGACCCGGACCACCAGGACCACATTGACTTAAATCTGCGGTTAAAGTAGCTGTTCCTACACCACAAGGTAAAATTTGGTCAGGACCTAATTCGGGACAGTGTTGAGCATATCCAGTAGATGCTAATAAAAGGAAGATAAATAATTTTTTCATAAGCACAATATATAAAAGGAAAGTAAAAGCCCCAAATTTCTTTGGAGCTTTCGTATACTTTGTTGTTTTGTTCTTAGTAGTTCAAGATACAATAGTCTGGTTGTACAGTTACTTGGATATTTACTGCTTGTCCATCATCATCCCAGTTATAATCACCAAAATTAACTTCTGTAATTACAGCTCCTTTGATTACCCATTCAGAAACGATATCACCTACAGGACCAACTACGTTGAAAGTAATATCTTTCTTATAGAAATCCGAGTAACCATCACGTCCAGTTACTGATTCGTGTCCTAAACGTACCCATTCCATTACTGCTTGAGCTCCACTTGGTGTGATTGACTCATACATTGTGAATTGGATTGTATTCCAAACTGTTTTTCCTTTTACATAACGTTGAACGTTAATATGGTTTAGAGCAACTGCAGTTTGTGTTAATGATACAGCACCTACTCCTTTTACCAAATATGATGGAACACCATCCATATAAAGAATAAAACGGTTACTTTGTTTCGGTTCAAACGCCGTGAAAAATATTTCGTTTGGGTTTAATATTGGCATCTTATTTTTGTTTTAATTTTATTATAAATATTAAATATTTCTATTTTTTATCAAGGAAATTGAGCTCCTGTTGGTTGTAAGATAAAGTCTAGAGATATAAATTCTGCTGTACGAGTTGGTTGGATATAAATTTGTCCTACTAATTGATTTTGGTCAATTACTGCTGGTCCGTTATTTGAATCATCCATTACTACTCTATAAGCATATAATCCTTGTTTTTGTTGGATTGCTTCTAAATATGGATTAACTCTAGCTACAAATGAATTACGTGTTGAAATTGTATTTTGTTCAAATACTACTGTATCAGCAATTTGACGAATATATGCTTTCAATTCAATCATTAAACGACGTACATTTACACGATCAAGAGCAGATTGTGATTTTTGTAGTGTTTTTTGTCCAAATACTACAACACCTTGTTTAGGTAACGTTGCAATTGGGTTGATATTATTTGAATATAATGCGTCTTTATTAGCTTGAGATAATTTTAATTCAGCTTGTAATACTGTACTTAATCCACCACGATTAATACCTGCTGGTGCAAACCATGGAGCGGATACTTTATCATTGAATGCATATACACCTGGGATTACTGTTGAAGCTGGTACCCAAACATGTTTTCCTGTTGCTGGGTCGATAATGCGAACCCAAGGCCAATATGTTGCTGCGTATGAAGTATCACGTGTTTGTGCTTGTGTTACTGCTTCTGGGAGTGAAGTACCATATACTCCTAAATCCATTACATACATGTTATCACCTCTTGCAATTGTGTTTGAGATAATGTTTGTAACTTGAGTAGTATGAGTATCGTTTAATAAACCAGGAGTGAATAAAATATTAAATTGATATGCTTCAGGATTACCAAATAATGTAATCATGTTGTCATAGCTACTACCTATTAATCCTTGTGTATTTGTTGAAATATTATCATATAATGTGATAGTATTATTTACAGCTCCTCCGGCGTTGAAAAATGCACCTCCTGCAGAACCACTACCATTTAATGGAATTGAAGCGGTATATGCTGTTACAGCAACCCCGTTAGAATCAAAATAATTTGGAGTAGGTAAATTAACTGATTTAATACGAACATATCTTGAGTTATTTGGGAAACTTCCAGATATTTCCATTTGTTCATTAACTGAACTGTATTGAAGATTTTGATCACCAATTACTCTAGAAATATATCTTGAAGAATTTGGGTCTAATGTTAAGTTATTCCATGCTTCTAATACAACTTTATTGGTGTTTACATCATTACCACGTCTAACTAATAAGTTAAATGTACCTGATCCAGTATTTGAATTAGTAACTTCCCAACGAATATTATTTGCTGAACCTGAAACTAATGATCCTGAAGCTCCAAGCATATTTGAGCCTGAATTATTCATAGTAACCCCTTCAGAAATAGTTTCTAAAACAAATGAAGCTGAGGTTGCATTTAAATAAGAAGATACTGTAGTACTTTGTGCTGGTGTCCAGTTAGCAGATTCAGTTACTACACGAGCAACCAATAATGAAGTTCCTCCATAATTGAAGTAATTATAAGCAGCTATTGAAGTAAGGTATGAGTATGAGTTACCACCACTAATGAAAGTATCTCCAAATATCGTTACGAAGTCTGAATAAGTTGTTACAAGTGTTGGTTGTTCTACAGGACCCTTAACGGTTGGACCTATAATAGCAGCACCAGCCTGAACAGGTAATCCTGTCAAGTATGTGTTGTCTATTTCACTAATTGCTACTCCAGGAGAAGTTGTAAAATTTGCCATTTTATATTTTTATTATAAATATTAATATTCTCTTTAAAATATATTATTAAGCAGGAAATGTTGCACCTGTAGGTAATATATTAAAGTCTAGTAAAATAAATTCTGCTGTTTTTGTGGGTTGTAAGAAAATTTGTCCTACTAATTGATTGTTATCTACCACATTTGGTGGATTATTTGTTTCATCCATTACTACTTTAAACGCAGTTAAACCTTGTTGTTGTTGAACAGAAGCTAAATATGGATTAACAATTGATAAGAAATTATTTCTTGTAACTGTATCATTTTGTTCAAATACAAATGTATCAGCTATTTGAGAAATATATGATTTTAATTCAATTAATAAACGACGAACATTGACACGATCTAAAGCACTTTTTTTCTTAGCTAATGTTTTTTGTCCAAATACTACTATACCATTTGTTGGATATGTAGCAATAGGATTAATATTTGATTGATATAATGTATCTCTATTTCCTTGAGTTAAAACACGTTCTGCTTGGATAGCAGTAGTTAAAACACCTCGATTAATACCTGCTGGTGCAAACCAAGGAGCAGCTGCATTATCATTAAATGCGTATACTCCAGGAATCAATGTTGAAGCTGGTGTCCAGACTTGATTAGCTGTGCTTGGGTCAATTGTTTTTACCCAAGGCCAATAAGTAGCGGCATATGATGTATCATATCCTGCTGTATTAGTTAATACTGAGCCAATTTGGGAATTATATTTTGATGAATCAAATACTACCATCATATCGCCTCTATTTTGAGCAATAGAATTCATTAAACTAATAGCACCTGCAGATGTTGGTCCTATATCGGACATTAATCCTGGGGCTGTTAGTAGGTTATATTTAAAGGCATCTTTATTAGCTAGTAAATAAATAGATTCTGTATAATGATTGGCAGTTAAACCTTGAATATTAGTATCTGATGTAATAGTGTCATAATAAGCTCCTGCAATGCCTGTTGGGATATTTTTTCCTGTTGCTGATCCAAATGAACCACTCATATTAATTGGAATTGATCCAGTATATTGTGGTTTTGCAATTCCTACATTATCAAAATAGTTTGGTGTTGCTTGATTAACTGTTTTAACACGAATATATGATGAATTATTTGGATAACTTCCAGATAATTGAATATAATATTCACCGTTATCTACAGCAATAGTTTCAACTTGATTACCAATTACTTTTTCAATATAATTTGATGAATATGGATCCAATGATAATGGACCCCAATTTTCTAATACAGATGGATTAATTGATGAATCATTACCCTGGCGAACTAATATATAAAAAGTACCATTTGTTTGATCAGAATTTGTAATTTGCCATCTAAAGTTATCAGATGAACCACTTATTAATGTATTGTAACTACCTGTTGGGCCTGTACTATTCATTATTTCTCCTTTAGAAATAGTTTCTAATACGAATACATCTGTATTATAAGGAGAACCAGCAGCGTGTGAAGAAGCAGATACAAATGAAGAAGTAGCAGGTGAAAAAGTACCACTTACTACTCTAGTTACTAATAATGAACTTCCTCCATTATTAAAGTAGTTATAAGCTGTAATAGAAGTAAAATAAGTGTAGGTGTTACTTCCACTAAGGAAAGTAGCACCAAACTTATTTAAATAATCGGAATATGAAGTAACTATAGTAGGGATTCCTACTTTACCTTTAACTGTTGGTCCTATAATAGCGGCGCCCGCCTGTGCAGGTTGTTGAGTTACATATGATTGGTTGTTCTCTATTGCTAATACACCAGGTGATACAATTGTTTCTGCCATTGTAATGATTTATTTTATTATAAATATGGTGTATTTGTAACTAGATTACTCTGCAGATGTAATCTCACCCGTTTCTGGGTCGATGGTGCATTTACCGTATGTTGCAAATACCTTTTGAGTAAATTCTTTTTCTTGAGTATTTAATTCATCTAAGAATTTTTTAGCGGCATCATGGCGGTTTTCTAATTGTAATTTAATCAATCCAATTTCACCTAATTCACCAATGATAGATCGGGTGTTTGTTTGGATTTCTTTTAATTTTGATTTTTCTTCTTCTGTTAAGAACTTTTTTTCTGAAACGATTGACATAATTTATTTATTTGATTTGTGATTAAACTTCAACATACCATCCTGCTCCTGTAAATACAAACATTCTTCTTGTAAATACTGTTGTTGGGAAAGTAAATGCTCCTGATCCATTAATAGTATGACCCAAAGATCCGGATATTGTACAAGCACTAGTGCCTGATACTCTTTGTAAATATATAATTGATCCTGTAGCCATTCCACTAGGTAATTGGATTGCGTTTTTAAATCCAACAGCGGTGGTTGTTGCTAAGAATGTGACATTATAATCAGATCTTGATAAAAGAAAACCTGATGATGCATTGGCTACTTCAACACTTCCTACATATCTGTATTGTGGAGAAAATGAACCTGATAAGTTTAAACTTCCTGTAATTTGAACTTGTGAGCCAGATGCGTATATTAAATTTTTTCGAGCAGAATCACTAATACCATTTCCTACAATAAATGCAGATGCATTGGATGAAGATCTATTATAAGCACCCATTATGTGTTGATAGTTTCCATCAGCGACAGTTCCCCAACCTTCAACGTGTGCATAATTAGCATTAACGGATGCTGTTGTAAGATGTCCCTCAGTGTGAGAGTATGTTCCAATAGCTGTAGTTGAAACTCCTTCGGAGTGGGCATATTGACCACGGACTATAGTTGATAGTCCTTCAGCATGTCCGCCGATTGCTGTAACATATGTACCAAATCCTTCAGTATGTGAGTATGCAGATTGAGCAAATGTTCCTCCACCTTCAGCATGTGAATAATCTCCAGTGGCTTGATTTTGTGAACCTTCAGCATGTGAGCCGCTAGCGGAAGCAATTGTTGAATATCCTTCAGCATGAGAAAACCAACCCGTAGCACGTGTTGAACTTCCTTCAGCATGTGCATAATCTAGTGAGGCTGATGTTTGGTAACCTTCAGCATGTGATCCTATTCCTTTCGCTACAGTTTGATAACCTTCAGCATGGGAATAATTACCGGATGCTTGAGTAAGTCCGCCTTCAGCATGAGATGCTAATCCTGAGGCTGTTACTTGGTAACCTTCAGTATGGGATGCAGGTCCAGAAGATAAAGTTTCACGTCCTTCTGCATGAGATGCATCACCAGAAGCTACTGTAGTTAATCCTTCAGAGTGAGCATAAAGACCAGTTGCTAAGGTATTACTACCATTTTGGAGAGATGAAATAGTATAGTTCCATTGGAGAGATGCATCTGCACCAAAAGCACTAGCACTATTATATTGGATATATTTGTCTGAGGGGGCAACATTATTTACACTACTACTAATAATAGTTTGATTAATGGTACTTTGATTTATAGTATTATTTACTATACTACTTGTAATACTTTGAGTAAGACTACTTGTATATAAATTATTAACGGCAAATGTAGCTGATGAAGTGAAATAAACAAGTCCAGTAACGTCGTCATAAGTTAATACATTATTTTGTAATGTATTATTTAAACCATTTATAGCTACAGAACCTGTTATAACCAATGATCCTGAAAGGGTAATGTCATAAGCATCAACTCCTGTAAATGCATCTACAGATTGAGAAACGTGCCATGATTCGATGGGGAAATTTTGAACTACCTCATCAGTGGTAGGGACAAATATTTTTTTTAATACTTTTGCCATTTAATATATTTTATTATAAATATTGGTAGAGAATTAAGGTTTATCTAAATTGTCTAAATTAGCTTGGATTGCATTTTTGTATATTTCAGGCATGTCATATTTTTTCAATTCTCTAAATAACGAGAGGGATTCATCATATAATCCAATCCACCAAGCACATACTGCTTTTTCAAATAAAAATCCTAGTTTAGTAGGGTATTCTAGATTGGTTTGTGTAGTATATTCATCTGTAGTGAATTCATAGGCTATAACTGATGTTGTATATCCCTCTTGCCATTCTTGACTTCGCTCATAAATTCTAGCTAATAGAAAATATGCTTCAGGACGTTTTGGTAAAATTGAAATTGCTCGTAATAAGATACCTTTAAGAGTAAATACACGATTGCCTTGCTTTTCAAAACATAAAGCCATTCTACATAATGCTTCATATTGAAGATTTACATCATGTCCAAATTCTACACTTCGTAAATAAAAGCCAGCAGCAGATGCTGTTTGTCCTTGTTGTTCATATTGACAACCCAAATTAAAGTTAATATTTTGATCTTTAGGGTTTTTTATATAAAGTTGTAACCAATATTGTAGTGTCATATTATTTTTTATTATCAGGTGATACAGCATTTTCACATCCTTGACATAAGGAAAAACATTGTAATGGTTTAGGGATTACATCTTCATAATCTTGTTCAAATATATTTCCTAGTATGTGTTTTAAACCATAATCCATACAACATAATGAAACATCTCCATTAGGTAATACTACATTATGATATAAATTCTCAACACAACCACAAGTCATAGGTTTATCACCATGATCCATATGCTGGAATCTGTCTTTATATTTTTCTAGTTCTGGTTTAATGATGGCTTCACCTAGTAGGTTGCCTGCTCTAGACCAAAATGTAGGAACATGTACTTCAGGCCATAAATGTTTAACACTTTCATGAACTTCTCCCATACACATAACATAAAAACCTTCTATATGGTTTTCAAGTTCTTTGAAACGCTCAAACACCTCTATTAATCTAGGAGTGATAGGGTGTTTTGCAATACGTTCTTGGTCTGGGATATGTAGGCAGAAACCACCATTTGGTCCGTTAACAAATTTAATGTTTTTAATACGTTCAACATCTTCTAAAGTCATACCTACACCTGTTGTAAATGCTGATATAGGATGTCCTTGTTGGGAAGCATAGATAAGCATATCTGTGCAACGTTTGTTTAACCATGGTTCAGTAAACCCAGAGAATGTAACACGTACTTCTTTTGGTAGTTTATCGATTACTTTTTTAAAGTTTTCAAATGTCATTGTTTTGTCTGCCTTATATACATTCAACAATGTCTTTTGAGGACAAAAAGCACAATCAATTACACACCCTTTTGGGGGAATTGATGTTGTAAACTCTAACGTAGGCCATTCTGTTAAACGCCAGTGTTCTTTTTTAATTGGTTTACGATTGTCTATATAAAGTGTAATTTCACTATAATAGTCTATAAAATGATCATTCCATAAATCCCATTTAATGTCAACTCCATCCCAAGAATATACATCAAATGTACTAAATTCTTTTAAATAAGTATCTCGGAATTTACGGAATTGTTCTTTTAATTCAGGTTTAGATAGATGCCATTCACCTACAATTTTTTTAACATTTTGTTTGATCCATGGTAATCGTTCTGGGGTGAAAATATCATATTCGCCTCCCTCACAGTCGATTTTCATAAAATCAATCTGTTCTATATTATATTCTTTTAGAAAAGTATCAAATGTAATTGCATCAGCGGTTGCTGTTCTTCCCCAGGTTTCTGTCACATCAGAAAAATATAGACCTTTGAATTCAGTTTCACCATCTACATTGCTGATACCTTTATTGAGTAAAGTAACATTTGGATGATGACCTACATTTTCGGTCATAGTATCAAATAATGTTTTCTTCGGTTCAAAACAATATACGTGTTTGGGTTCTTTATGTAATATAGAATATGTAAATGGACCAGCTGATGCTCCAATATCCAATACTATATCTCCTTTATCAATAGGAAATTTTTCAGTATAAAAATCCTGGATGAAGATTTCTTCATTTACTGTTTCTTGGAACCATGAATTATTAGCAATTTCCCCCCAATTGAATTTTTTATGGAGTTTTTCTTGTTTAATATAAGTATCAAAAAATGTTTGAGGTATTCTTAATATATAAGCGGCATTATCTTGGAAACCGAACGTTACCAACAAATCATCTTTGAATTCAGTTAAACCGCAGCAAAATTCAACTTCACCGTCCATAAAACTAAATGGTTCAGAAACATGTTCAATATTCCAATCCATATCCCAAATTACAAAACGATGGGTATATTTTCCATCTTTTTGACCTAATTTGTTTTTAAATAAATCAACTTCATGGATAATACAAATGCGTTTCCCTTTATATGGAATAATCTGTGAGCTACCTCTCATATCCTGATGTTCATCAGTTCCTGGTTTTAGGATTCGTTGGTAGCATTCAAGTGTTTCAGGATCTGCTTCTATAACCTCGGTTGGATTAGTCCATTTTACCATATGATTAGGCATATCGGTTACTACCATCCAATTTTTTTCACAATATGATGATTGATCGTATGGGTGTTTGATTCGGCTACGTTTAATTTCTCGAACTTTACCATTTTTAACTTCAAGTTCAGACATTTCCATTCTACCTTCACCATGTGAGGTAGTATCTCGTCTAACACCACAAATATATAATTTGTCATTCCAACGAACTAAACGTCCATCTTCTAAACCAACAAATTGCCAAATAGGTGGTACATCTAGTTTAGACGTATCAATTTTTGTAAATGATTTAACTTCTAAATCATCAGTTACTTCACAAAAATAGTTTGTTGTGCGTAAATGTAGATCATTTTCTGGGTTGAGGTAGGCTAATGGGCCCCACCTATTGATATGGAGTTGTTCTCCTTCACAATGATATAAAGTATAATTTACATGACGTAAGTTCATGATAAGTTTACCATTATCATTGTAAATGGATGGATTCATTAATCCCGTTCCATTTGTTTGATCGGATGGAATAATAATTGGGTGAATTGAACCACCATTTTTTATAACCTGCTTAGTAAAGTTTGAATTCATACATTAAATGTATGATAAATATTTTAGGTATCCAAATTATCTTGGACATGCATCATAAAAAGTAAAGCTTGAAGCACCATCCCAAAAGAATATTTGTCTACCGTCTGAATAATATCCGGCAACTGCAAGTATAGAGCCACAACTACCTGGGTTGTATAGTATTCCATTGGTCATATCAAAATCAAATGTTGCAGGTGGGGCGGTACATGCATCGTATGGTGAACTTCTTCTCCCATCCGAATAACCAAACGGTGTTGGTGTACAAGTTGGACCACTACCCGGCCATCCTGGGATGGAATTGGTTGCTACACCTACTATATTTGATATAGAAGTAGTTGCTACTCCTTTTATAGATGATATATTTTCTACTGGAATTCCTGAGATGGTTGCCATGGGTTAAAGATTAAAGGAGTACCCAGTCGTTTGATGGTCTAAAGAATACGAGGTATAAATTTTCACCCCCTTCATATTTGTAACCATGTCCTAATATTCTAACATAATCACCTGATGCAACCGGTGCTCCATTTTGCATATAACCATTAAAGTTAACATTTCCATATAATGGTTGAGAATAATTAGTAGAGGTGACATCTTGTAATCCTACATATGGGTCTGTTGTGGCTCTATTATTTGCTCCTACAACATGTCCATCTAATAAGATTTGTGCTCCTTCACGTACATATATTCCAAGTAAATTAGTACATCTACCATTGTTAAAATCAGCTTGTTCCCATAGACCTGTAGTTGGGTCTAAATAACATACGTCTCCTATATTTGCAGTTCCTACCTCTCCTTGTATAGTATGTCCGGACCACCAAAGATCACCATTGGACTTAGCTTCGGAAAGAATAACAGATTGAGATGTTGCAGATACATAAAAATCATTTTGATAAACTTCTGAAGTGGTTTTGACTATTCTAGGGTATGTGCTTTCTTGCCAATCTAAAGCTACTTGATATGTATTATTAGAATATAATCGTCTAAAACTATCCCAACGTAAAGCTGCATAACCTAATTCATCGGTTAATAAAAATGAAGGAGCATCAAAATTAAGATATATACCTTGTTGAGGACCACTCACACCAAAAGTAGTTTCCATAATATCAGAGTTACTAGGGTTGATTCTCCAGAAACTATCTTGGAATGTTGTTGAGTTTGATCTATAAGGAATATAATTATTTGTAGGGTTGATTGTTGTTCCACCCCCACCACCTCCGGCTATTCCTTGAATACCTTGAGTACCAGTTGTTCCTTGAGTTGCTGTTCCTATTGCTCCTTGAGTACCATAAACACCTTGAGTACCTTGAGCACCCTGTGCACCTTGTAAACTTAAAGCAGTATTATATGCTAATTTTTTAGTAGAGGAATTAAATACTACAACATTTGTATCAGCGGCTGTTCCTAAAGAAACTAACTTAACGGATCCACTTAATTGTAAATCACCACCTGAACCCGATACTACGATGGCTTCGGCTCCATATTTTCCTATATTTACTGCATTATCAGCAAATGCCTCTATTACAGGTAAACCTGCAACTGTATTAACCGAGAATAATGAATTTGATAAATCATCAGATACAGAAAATAATGTACCATTGTTTCCAGCAACAGAAAATATATCTGTTCTACCTGTTGAGCCAGAACCTAGCAATGTAAGAGAGCCGGAAGCCTCTTGTGTTAGGGTTTCTTTATAACTTAATGAGCTTGTAAAAGCCATTATGGACGCTGCCGGGGTTATTCTAATATCTGCCATGTTATTTAATTAGTTCTGTTGGTAATGGTTGTGTCCATTCCGGAGTTGATAGCAATTCTAGAATTTCTGGGTGGTTATATTCTGGGTATTCTGGGGAGTAAATGTTAGGTCTCCCATAAATTCCAGCATATACAACGTATGAATCTTCTTGTCCTGTTTCAGGATTAGGTACCACTACTGTATAATCTTCTTCTATGATGTTGAGATCATATTTAACAAAGGTTTGAGTTCCATCTACGGATAAGCGTAAAGCTTCCGGGGATGATTCTAAAACCTGTCCAAAATCGATAGATCCTGTTATACTAACAGGAATAACTAACCATCTTCTATTTTCAAATGCGTTCATATATTATAAATATTATGATAAATTAAAACGTGATTTGTATTTATTGTAATTTTGTTTGACTTCCGATGCTGATAAAGCTCGGTTATATATTTTTGATATTGGAATATATCCATTCCAAGCATAACTTCCACCGGCGGCCCAATATCCTATTTTAAAACCATCACTAAAATCTGCAGTTCCTGAACTGGATGTAGATCCTAAGCTATTTCCATTTTGGAATACCTCTATAGTAGATCCATTATAAGTTATAACCCAATGAGCCCATCCTGTAGCTACACCTGTGGTGTGATAAAATTCACCACCTACACCCCCATGAGTATATCGCCAACTATTAGCTCCAAACTTATAAAATGCTGTTGTTGTTCTTGAAGCAATAGGCATTCTAGCTGGGGTATCAGTATATGCTACATATTCAATAGTATATTGAGATACTGTACCGAAGTTTGTAGATAAATTAATCTGATCATCAGTTCCATCAAATACTATTTGAGCATTTGAATCAAAAGATACATTAGACAAATCAACAGTTGAATTACCTACTATTGGTAATAGAGAACCAGTTACACTACGTGAAGTTTGTGTAAATGGGGTTTTATGTGATAAAAGTTCAACTTGTGGATTTTTATATAAAACATATCCATCACCCGCTAAGGCACCACCACATGCTCCAGGATATAATAGCATTCTTATATTTCCCGGTGATGATGAAGGTCCTGTGGTTACACTAACTGTTTGCCATACTCCTGTTAGATTATTTGGAGCTCCAACAGACATTCCTGTACCTGTACCTGTTTCTATATTAGCAAGAAAATTTGTTATAGGATAACTTGCTGCACCCGGACTAACATAAAAGTCAAAAGTAAATGTAACATATTTACCTGAGGGGATTGAAACATCATTTCCATGATAATGACACCCATAACCACCTAAATCATATTTATAAACTACATCAGTTGGTTTAATTGTATATCCTCCAAAAGTTTGACCATATCCTAAACGAATAAACCCCGTAGTTCCTTGAACATCAAAATTAACAGCATTGTTTGAAGCAGCACCAGCGCCTGATGTTCCATAACTATTAAATATGTTTGTGGTGGGTTCTCCAATATACGAGTTTATAGCATCTCCTGTATCGTACATAAACACCGAACCCGATGTTACTACTTTTCCAAATCCATTCGCTACTGCCATATCTTAACTTAAATTGAAACGTGATTTATATTGATTATAGTTTTGTTTTACTTCAGCAGTAGTTAAAGCAGTTTGAAGAATTTGAATATTAGCAATTTTGCCTGGAAATGGTTCAGATGAATTATTTCCATCTATTCCTATATTTAAATTTCCTGTTACTGTACCGTAACTAGTAGAATCTGTACCTGTTGCTATTATATTTCCATTAGCATACATTGTAACTGCTGTTCCAATACGAGTTACTACTACATTTATCCATGTATAATTTGAAAAACCAGATGCTACATTGTTGATAACATATCCTGGTCCTACTTTATAAAAATTAAATTCTGAGTTAGGGCCCATCATTAATTGCCATTCACCTGTTGTAGCTGTGGAGTTGGTATAATAGTCTCCTATTAAATTTCCATAACTACCACCTGCAGTTCTCATAGCCCATAGAGAAATAGTGAAATCTCCAGAAAATTGATTTAACCCAGTACCTGCTCCTATATTAATATAATCATCAGTACCATCAAAAATCATAGCTCCCAAATTAGATTTATCTTGTTGAACGCCGTTTTGTAATGTACCTTTAATTCTATTACCTGAGATGTCTCTAAAGAGTGTTGCGGGATTAGAAAGTAATTCAGAAATAGTTGGTTCAGTACCATCGCATATTTCAAATCTAGGGTCATACCATTGTAGGTGGGTTGTATTATCTCCACAATAATAATGATATGTTCTATGTAAACCTACAGTTGAATCACTTAACCAACGTACATCCCCACCAATATTACAATAGTTTAAATCTCCGTCTCTACCATTTATAGTATATCTTCCTGTATCAGGATGTTTATTTCCTGGGATACCTGTTGTACCTGCAGGGTAACAATGGCCTACCATTAAATACCATTGGTTTTGGGTATAAACTCCAGTACCAGCACATTCCCAATATGGATTACCTTCATTAGCACCATTATCTAAACGTTCAACTCCCCAAGTACCACCTGAACCGTAAAGTCCAAGGTAGCTATATCCTCCGGAGGTTGAAGAGGTTCGTTTTACCCAGACTGACCAGCGATATAGTTTTGTTCTATCAATACCATAATATCCATTGTTCCATCCACCATCGGGATTTCCATCTCCACTTGGATTTGATTGCCAAACTATTGCAGAATTACCCCATGGATCAGTTCCTAATAAACGTTCATTTTCATTGTAATTACCATTTCCAGAATAATTACCTACTCCCCCATTTCCTATAGTCCATGGAGACATATTTAAAAATGTAGACATAGGTAGCATAGAATTAACATCCGCCGCGTCTAAAACAGTTTTTAAGTTTATTTTTTTAACGATATTTGGTCCTACTGATGTGGGCATATTAAATGGGGTTATTAGTATAATTAGCTATATAGTCTACACAGTCTTGGTATGTGTTGGAACCAAACCACCTAGTATGATTTTCTTCATTTTCTACCATATATTTAAAAGCATTTAAAATGCAATTCCCAATTTCCTCTTCGGGTATTTCTACAATTATAAATGTCATAGTCCGAATCTTGATTTTTGTATATTATAATTTTGAAGTAATTCTTGATCAGTTAATCCTCGATTATATACTCTAGCAGATGTTACTTTTACATTGGGGTGAGTTGAAGAACTAATATACCAATCTCCTACAGCATCATATAAAGAATATGATCCTCCATAGTCTGTATTATAGAGTTCTACTCCGTCTATCCAAATAATATATCTACCATTTCTTCTCATACCTACAGCACAATGCCAAGTATCGTATGATATATTATATGCGGGATGTTGATAGATATATCCGGAACCAGTATAAAAACCTATCATTGTAAAAAATGTTTGGCCTATTAAAAATGTTCTAAACCAATAAGTACCGAAAATAGTATCACAACATCCAGCATATGAACCACCACTAGGAACATAAAACCAAATTTCCATTGTGTTGTCATACGCCCCGGCAGATAATAAAGCTCCTATATTTGAATAATTATAGGTATAATTCATAGTATTATTGGCATACGTAGATGTACTTGGTAATGATGCATTTGGTAATGCTATTGAATTATACCATGTAGTACCAGATCCCGGATATGAATTTTTATCAGCTGCATCTAAAGAGAGAATTAATCCATTTGTGGTTATATTTGGTCCATAATTTAATGCCATAACTTATTCTTTATCAAATTCTGTTACTAATTTATCTATATCTTTACGTTCAGCAAATACAGCATAAAAACAATTTATGTTTTCGGATAATGAACCTACCGTAATATATGTATCAGTTATCTCTTCTACCCAGATTTCTTGAGGTTTTCCAATAGCTGTTAAATTCACTGTAATTGTATCTTCATGAACTAGTGCGTGCCAGTAATCCGGTAATTGTATTACGTTAGTATTTGTTAATTTACCACGAACATAAACCGAATGTTCAGGTCCCTCGAGTACACCATATTGTAATTTTTTACCTTCTTTGGTTGGGTGATCAATGATGAAGGATTTAACAGTTGCTGTTAGTATTCCGTTTACATTTGTATTACCGTTTACATCTAATGTATATCCAGGACTAGTAGTATTAATACCTATTCTATCATTAGGAGCATCAACTGTTATTGTAGGATTAGAAGCATCCCCAATACCAAGTTTACCTCCACCCATACTCCAACCACCATGAGCAAGATATATATCAGATGATCCTACAGTTGTTCGAATACCGGTTTCACCACCAGCAACTGATAAATGTAATGGGTATCCTGGGATTGTTGTTCCGATACCTACCTTACCAGCATATGTACCAGCTAATCCAACAAACATTGTAGTTGCAGCACCATTATAGCTTTGGAAATAATATCCCGGGTCAGAAGCACCCGATAATGCTCTAAAGGCACCATTATTAACATCTTGGTAATATCCTTGTGCAATGTTTGTTCCTATATAAGCATATGCACCAAATTTACCAACACCATTTACTTCTAATTTTGTTGATGGGCTTGTAGTTCCAATACCAATATTGGTACCATCATCATACATTACGGAATTTCCAATAGCTGTACCACTTGTAAATTTAGGTATATAGTTTGTTGTGCCTGAAATACTAGCAGCATCTCCTAATTGTTTCCAGGCACCCCATGACCCTCCTGATTTTACTCGAGTATAAACTTCATTTGCTGTGTTACTAGCACCAAAGGATGTTGCTGTTTGGTGAATCCAACTAGTATCTCCACTATATACTTCTACAGTAACCCAAAACCAACCACCATTTGGAGCGTTTGTCATTCCCGATCCATTGTAGAAACCAGCTAATGTGTAAGAATTTAAATCTCCTCCACTAATGTCTATAGCTCTTGTGTATTCTAATTGGTTAACTAATGTTCTACCATTTACATCTAGTTTATATGCTGGTGTTGTTGTTCCAATACCTACATTACCTGTAGAGGTGATGCGCATTCTTTCAGTAGATCCATCATTATTTGATGGAGATGTTACTTGATTAGTAGTACCAAATGTAATATCATCACCATAATATCCTACCAAAGCAGATGGAGTAAATTCTATTTTTGCTGTAATGTTATTTGGGCTACTAGAATCATACCCATGTCCAACACGCATTGCAACTGTTGGGTTTGTGTTAGTTCCAATTATAGATGGTTGAGTAGATGAAGTTGAATATAAATTAAGTTTATATCCAGGAGTAGTTGTACCAATACCTACATTTCCTTTAAGTGCTGTTGTTGTAACGTTATCATTACCTAATACAACTGTATTTGAGCCTAGACCCAAAGCATTCATACCAATTACAATCTGATTTACTTCACCAGACGCATTGGCACGAGCTAGTCTACCTATAAAGATAGACCCGCTAGTGTCTGTAACTGCTGAAGTACCAGTACCATAATAACGACCTGCTGTATTTCCTATAGCAACATTATCATTTCCATGAGTGTTACTATATAAAGTTGTAGAACCTACAGCCACATTATTACTAGCAGAAATTGCTAATCGCATTGCACTACTACCAACTCCAGTATTACTACTACCAGAGTTATTAGTAATTAAAGCAGCTGTACCTACTGCAGTATTAAATGTTCCTTCAATATTAGCATTTAATGCATATGATCCAATACCGGTATTACTAAAACCAATGGTATTGAATTGTAGAGTATTTGAACCTACTGCGGTGTTATTATTTTGGTTATTTGCTGGGAGTGAATTATTACCAATAGCAACGTTTTGGTTACCTGTTGTATTATTTTGTAGGGCATTTGTACCAATACCTACATTTATATTTGCAGTTGCATCGTCTAATTGTCCAGCATTATCTCCTATGAAGACACTGTTACCACCATCATTTAATGCTATTTTACCTACAACACTAAGTTTGTAAGCTGGGGTTATTGTTCCGATACCTACGTTTCCGGAGGTATTAATATACATTCTATCCCAAGTCCCGTTTGAACCTAATGATAAAGCTTGACCGGACATACCCATGACTATTGCTTTACCAGTATCCCAAGTTAATTGACCTGCATCAGCAGATGATCCTCCCCAATATGCAACACCATCACCATTAAATATAAATCTAGACGCACCCCCATATGATATTTGAATTCCATCAGAAGTAGATGCAGCGGCAACTGATAATTTGTATGATGGGGTAGTAGTACCAATACCTACACTTCCACTAAAATAAGAATTTCCATTAGATAATACATTAAATACTGCTGTACCTTGATTAAATACTCTAAATGGATATGCATCTGCAGCTGAGAAGCCTCCAGTTCCTTTTACACCAACTTGAATACCTGTATTTGCAATTCCTGAATCAAATCCAAAAGCATGCATAACAGCAGTACCATCACCCCCACCAGAAAAACTTTTAGATACAGCCAATGCAGGAGCTGATAGGTTGTTTGATTGGATTTGAAGGGTTGATGTTGGACTAGTAGTACCAATACCTATATTTGTTCCATTATCAAATATTTGACTATTTCCAATAGTAGTAGCTCCTGTAAATTTAGAAACATAATTAGTTGTACCTCCAGGAGAAACTCCAGTTGCACCTTGTACACCTTGTATACCTTGTGTTCCGGTAGTACCCTGTGTACCTGTTGTTCCTTGGGTACCAGTTGTTCCTTGAGCCCCAGTTGTACCTTGAGCACCTGTTGTTCCTTGAGTACCAGTTGTTCCTACAGTTCCTTGAGCACCTACTGTACCTTGTGTTCCCGTTACACCTTGTGTACCTATAGTTCCTTGTGTACCAGCAGCACCCTGTGTACCTACGGTTCCTTGGGCTCCTGTAGTACCTTGGGTACCAACTGTACCTTGGACTCCTACAGTTCCTTGTGTTCCTGTTGTCCCTTGTGTTCCAGTTGTACCAACTGTACCTTGTGCACCAGTTGTTCCTTGAGAACCAGTATCTCCAGTTGTACCTTGTGTACCAGTTGTTCCTTGTGTTCCTGTTCCTCCAGTTGTTCCTTGTGTTCCAACTGTACCTTGTGTACCAACTGTACCTTGTGTACCCGTAGTTCCTTGAGCACCTTTATCACCCGTAGTTACAAAAGATACAATAATATCTTCTAAATTGGTGAATGGAGAAGGAGCTGAATATGCTTGATTAGTGATTGTTATTGTCCACCAACCTGTATTGTCTGTTAATGCTGATATCTGGAATAATAGGAATTGGGTTGCATCTAATCTATTTGCAATTCTTACATATCCTTTTATAGCTGATGATACAGCATTAATTGTATTTAGGAATGAGTCTATGTTTGCGGATTGATCCGTAGTTGAATCAATATACATCGCAGTAGCGGCATTTTCAGTCGCGTTATTTAAGCGTACTTTACCAGTACCAGGATCACCCGCCGAAGTAGTAGTATCGTAGGTGTAATCGAATGTTGCACCACCAAATGAACCATCAGTTCCTTGAGTTCCTGTTGTTCCTTGTGTACCAACGGTTCCTTGAGTTCCGGTTGTTCCTTGTGTTCCTGTTGTTCCTTGAGTTCCGGTTGTTCCTTGTGTTCCTGTTGTTCCTTGGGCGCCTGTTGTACCTTGAGAACCAGTATTTCCCGTTGTACCTTGAGCACCTGTTGTACCAACTGCACCTTGTGTACCAGTTGTACCTTGAGCCCCAGTTACACCTTGTGTACCTGTAGTTCCTTGTACTCCGGCTGTTCCTTGAGCACCTGTTGTACCTTGAGCACCTGTTGTACCTATGGTACCTTGTGCACCCGTAGTTCCTTGTGTTCCAACTTCACCTTGTATTCCTTGAATACCTTGAGTTCCTATTACACCTTGTGTTCCTGTTGTTCCTTGTGTTCCTGTTGTTCCTTGAGAACCTATAGTACCTTGAACACCCGTAATCCCTTGTGTTCCCGTTGTACCTTGAGAACCAGTGTCTCCAGTTGTTCCTTGTGTACCAGTTGTACCTTGAGTACCAATAGTTCCTTGGGTTCCGGTTGTTCCTTGTGTACCAACGGTACCTTGTGCACCAATAGTTCCTTGAGTTCCTATAGCACCTTGTGTACCTATAATACCTTGAATACCTTGTACCCCCTGAACTGTAGGTGTTGCTGCAAATTGAGCATAAGATGCTGATACAGCGTATGAGCTTGAGAATGCTTGAGTTGCATATGAAGCAGTTCCTGTTAATGTTCCTGTAAATGAACCACTAAATGATCCTGTATTGGATAAAAATTGATCTACTCGGTTTACTGTTAATATTACAGATGGTATTCCGGGAGTACTATTTATAGGTTCAGCATATAATCTCATACCTGTATCAGCTGATACCCATATAATCTGATAATAATCGTTTGCAGCTGAGAGGGCAAACCAATTCCAAGCAGCTACTACTTTAGTACCGTTCCCAGATAATGTTAATTTTGTGGCTGAATCTGTAAGATCAATACCATTTTTTCTTAACCAAATAACTATTTCATCAGTACCACTATCGGTTTTTTCTACTTGTGCTGA